CGCGAAACACATTTGCACGCCTTTCCTTGCGGTCCGATCTGGATCGCCGCCGGTCCAGATCTTGCCGTCGAAACGATCCATTATATCAACAGCGCCGGATCCGAAACCTTGCTGGCTTCAAACGCCTATAAGGTCGACAAAGTAGGCCGTCCCGCAAGGATCTACGCCGCGCCGCTTACGACCTGGCCTTCGACGCAATGCCAGCCAGGCGCGGTTCGCGTAACCTGGAAATCGGGCTGGGAAAAGGAAGCCGACGTCCCGGAAGATCTGATCCACGCCATGAAGCTTTTAGTCGGACACTGGGACCAGAACCGCGAAGCTGTCGTTATCGGATCCATATCGAAGGAAATCGAACTGGCGGTCGACGACCTGGTCGCGCCGCATCGGATTAAATTCATAGCTTAAGGCCTTTCAATGCAGCTTGGACCTATGCGCGAACGTGTTTCGTTCGAACGCGAACAGCGCACGCCAAACGGACAGGGCGGCTATTCCATGACCTGGAGCCGCGTCGCCGCCGGCATTCCTGCCAGGATTGAAGGGCAATCCGGTAATGAGGCGATAACCGCGTCGGTCGAACGAAGCGTTACCCGCTGGCGCGTCCAGATCCGCGATCACCACAATGTCACCGCAAAAGATCGATTGATCTGGAAGGGGCAAAAGCTGGCGGTTGTTTCCGCGATGCCGGATCCGCGTAATCGCGGGATCCAGCTTTTAATCTGCGAAAGCGGCTTGTCGTTATGACGCGTCGCCGGATCCGGGGAGACGCTTCATTCCGCCGCCTTTTGCGGAACATCGATCCCGCCGCGCGGCTGGAACTGGGCGACGTCTTGGAAGACATAGCGCCGCGCTTGCGGAACCTTGTCAAAATGCGGACGCCAGTCCGGACCGGCGCTTTAGCGCGGGGAATACAAAGCAAAGTCTTACGCCGATCGCTGAAGCTTCGCGTTGGCATATTGTCCAAGCCGGCACGCGGCCGCCTGTTTTATGGATATATCGTCCACTGGGGGCGCAAGGGCAAAACTGTAACCGCGAACCGTCGAACGAAAAATGGCAGTTCGTCCTATCCTATGCGCGTTCGGGCGATGGCCGGGCGAAGGTTCGTAACCGGCGCCAAGCCGTTAATGCGCGACGAAATTCAGGCAAAAACGCAAGGCCTTTGGGAAAAGATCCTGAAGCGCGCCGCTGGGGGAACTTAATATGTCCGACGCCGTTGTCGCCGCCGAAAAGGCAATATTCGACGCGTTAACAGATCCGGCGGCTGGACTGGCTTTCCCAGTTTACCAGCACGCGCCGCAAGACACCGAACCGCCGCTGAACATATTCGGCGACGTTCAAGCCAGCCCGTTCGGCGAAAAGGCAAGCGATCCCGATCGTCGGATCAGCTTCGAAATTTTGACAGTCCGCCAAGGCGAAGAACGCAAGCCCGTTTTGGAAGAACAGGGCCGGATCGCCGCCGCGCTGGACGGAATGAAGTTCACAGAAGGCGACTTCGTAATTTCCTGTTCCGGGGCGTCCTGGCGCTGCGAAATGCTGGAAGACGGGGAAACCTATTTGGGAACGACGACAATAACAGTTCTGGCCATTCTGGCCTGATCCATCCTGACAGGAGCAAGTGCAATGGGTAAGCTATTGGGTAATGATTACCGGCTGTGGATCGAAAGCGCCACGGCTGGAACTTTCAACGAAATCAAAGGTCAACAGTCGATGAGTTTGACGCGCGCCGCCGCGACGTTCGACACTTCGACGAAGGACGACTTTCCGTATGGAACGCAGGGTCAAGGCCTTCGATCGCTGTCGATCGACTGCAACCTGATCCCGAACTTGCCGGACGCGAACGGTTATACGCGCCTTGAAACGCGTTCGAAGGTTGCCGGCGCGACGCGGTTCCAGATCCGCAAGGGCGGTTCGGCCGGCAACAGTTCGACCGACGTTGTCTTCGACGCGCTTATGCTGATCACGAACTTCGACGCCGACTTCGGACAGAATGACGCCGTCAAGTCGAAGTTTCAGCTTATTCTTGACACCGCGCCGACTGTGGACGCGTTGGCATGACGAAGCGTTCGAAAACCAGCGTCGCGCCGTCCGCTTTTCAGCGGGCGGCCGGACTTTCGCCGGCGGAAGCCGCCGACCGTCTTTTGCAAGCGACCGGCTGTTCGGCCGCCGAACTGGCGTCCAGCATTCGCTTTGCCAAACAGCCCGGCGACGTCGCGCGCGTCGCGAAGATCCTGGGCGAAGACACTAAACTAAGCGTTCAGGAAATCGCCTTCGATCTGGATATGGAAACGGCTTCGGCCGAAGTCCTTTCCTGGCTGGACGAACTGGCGGCGGCTGAACAAGGCGAGCCGGAACAAGGGGCGGCCGGCGGTGAGTGAAGCCGAAGGAACCGAACCGAACGATCGGGGCGAAGTGACGCTTCGCCTGGACGGGACCGACTACGTCCTTCGCCCCACGTTCGAAGCTTGCGTCGCGGTCGAACGGCAAATCGGCCGTTCGATTATCCACCTTGCGGCGGAAGCCGACGCCCAGCGTTTGACCGTCGAAGATATGTCGATCGTCGCGGCGGAATTTATTCGCGCCTGGGGCAAGGAAACCGAAACGCCGTCGATCGCTGGCGTAAAGGCTGAAAACATCGCACCGCTGATCTTTGCGGAAGGGGTTATCGGTGTCGCGCCCAGGCTGGCGATTGCCCTTATTGGCGCCATAACGGGCGGCATGAAACCGACGTCGAAGGAAACCGACGACGCGGGGGAGCCGAAAGCGGCGATCGAATAAACCGGCGCCGCCTTGCCGGGATCGCCGCCGTTTTGTTTCATTGGACGCCGTCGACGTTCTGGCGGTCGACCGCCTTCGAATTTTTCGCCGCCTATGAAGCCTGGCGGGAAATGAATTCACCGAACGCAAGCGAAGGATAGCACCTTGGACGATACCAAAAAGCTATTGCTGGAAATCGACGCGTCGGTCGAATTGCTTCGCCGCAATCTGTCAAAAGCCGAAGGGCATTTGAACGACTTCACGCGCCGCGCGGATCGCCAGATCGGCACGTTCGAAAAGCGCTTTGCCGAAAGCGGGCGCGGGATCGCTGGCGTCGGCCGGACGCTGGACACTATGCGGGGCAAAATGGACAGCTTCGGCGCGTCGCTGAAGGGCGCTGTCGCCGGATATTTCGCCGCCGTCGGGATCGATACCCTTACCAGGCTCGTTAAGTCCGGGCTGGAATATGCTTCATCCCTGGGCGAACAGGCGCAACAGCTAGGCGTTACGACGCGCGCGCTTCAGGAATACCGCTACGCGGCGACACAGACTGGCGTTTCCCAAGAGGAAATGGACAACGCGCTGTCTATGGGGACGAAGCGCCTGGGCGAAGCGGCCGCCGGCGCGAAGCCGACCGCCGAAGCCTATAAAAAGCTCGGCGTCGAAATTCGCGACGCTGGCGGTAATGTCCGCAATTTTGGCGATCTTATCCCTGAAATAGCAGAGGGCATATCAAAGCTTCCCAGCGAAGCCGAACAAGCGGCCGCCGCGACAAAGATCTTCGGCAAATCTGCGCAATCGTTAATGCCGTTCCTGAAGGAAGGTAAAAGCGGGATCGACGAACTGCGCAACGCTGCGCAACGGTTGGGTATTGTGCTTTCGGAAGAGCAGATCCGCAAAGCGGATGAAGCGGCGGATAAACTTGGTCAACTTAAAACTGTGATGGAAGCAAACATCGCGGTAGTTGTAGCAGACAACGCCGACAGCATTCTGGAGTTAGCGACTGCACTAGCAGAACTAGTTGCGTCAATCGGAGATGCAATTAAATGGTATCGCCAGCTTCGCGAAGAATTTGCAATAAAATTTCAATACGGCATAGCGTCTAATTCGCTCGTTACACCACAACTTCGCGCACAGTTTTTGGCTTCAGCGAACAATCGCTCTAACGCCCTTGAAAGCCAAAAAATTCGAGACAGGTTCAGTGATCTTGATGTGTCCGGGGTAGTCAGTGCAAAAGGAAAGAGCCGTAATTTACTGAAGTTAAACGGTAAAAGTAATGCCGTCGGCGACACAGATCTTTTCAATTTCTTCGGCGGAAATCGCTTTAGGCAACCGCTATCTGTCGGCTCCGGCAAGGGATTGCCAAATCTTGCTGATCCGCAAGTTCAGGCTTCGCTTCGCGCGACGGCGCAAATGGCGGATTTATTGAATAAGCCTACGAAGGAAGCTGTCGCAAAGTTGAACGAATGGAATGTTCAGATCGCCAGAATGAACGCGGATCTGGCGTTGGCACAAGCCGACTTGACCGGATCGCTTCAGCAACGCGCCGACGCGGAGAAACAGGCGATCGACGCGGATCTTCAGTCGGACCGGCTTCGCATAGCCGCCGACAAGGATCTGACAGCCGCCCAGCGACAGAAACAGATCGCCGTCCAGGAAGAAATCGCTTCAGCCCGTAAGGCGCTGGTCGACCGTAAGCTGGAAGAAGAACTGGCGGAACAGAGCCGCGACGCGGAAGAAGAGGCTTTGCGGCTGAAGCTGGACGCGCTGGACGACGAACAAAGAACGCTTGACGTTGTCGCCAGGTCGACGCGGGACCGCGCCGCACGGCTGGAAATCGAACGCCGGATCCTGGCTATTCAACAGGAAGAAGAACGCGCCAGGTTGGAAGCTGCAATCGCGGCCGGTGAAATCGCCGACGCGGCGCGCGCCCGCGCCAATTTGGAAACGCGCCAGGCGGCCGAGCGCGGCGACCTGGAAAAGCAGGGCGCCGGACCTGGCGCGCAATATCTGGACGGTCTTCGCAAGTCGGCAAGCGAGTTAAACGACGACCTGGACCGGATCGCCGCCGACGGTCTGCAAAGTCTGAACGACGGGCTAGCGGACGCTATAGTCAATGGCCAAAGCCTGGGAAAAATGTTCAACCGCATAGCGGACCAGATAATCGCGGATCTTCTTCGGATTGCCATTCAACAGGCGATAATCCGTCCGCTGGCGGAAGGCCTGTTCGGCGGCGGTTCGGTTGGCGGTTCCGGCGGCGGCCTTTTTGGCGGCCTTTTGTCCGCTGGTTCGGCCGCTGCATCTTCCGGCAAATCTGGCGGCGGCCTTTTTGGAAGTTTGTTCGGAGCGATTGGTTCGATCTTCAAACCAAAAGGCGCGCGCGCAATGGGCGGGCCTGTTAGCGCGGGGCAAGCCTATCTAGTCGGCGAACGTCGGCCGGAACTGTTCGTTCCTAATGTCGACGGCAAGATCCTTCCTGATGCCAATGTCGGCGGCGGCGGATCTTCGCCGTCCCAGTTGATAAATTTCACGATCAACGCGCCTGGGGCAACGGCGGAAACTGTCGCCATGATCCGGCGCGAAATTGCAAGCGCCGCGCCGCAAATTGCGGCCGCTGCGAAGTCCGCGACAATGCGGGATCTAGGACGCCAACGTCTTTAACGGGAAAAATTTATGGCAACGATAAATCCGCCCGTTCCGCTTCCATTGCGCCGGGCACAATGGCGCCGCGTTCGCGCCCAGCAACTAAACCGGGGATGGACCGGGAAAACGCAGATCGTCCGCTTGCCTGAAGCGACGCGCTGGACTGTTTCGGGCGAGTTCCGGACAATCATAACCGAAGAAAACGCGCTGGCTTGGCAAGCCTTCTTCGAAGAACTGGACGGAATGGCGAATGTTTTTCCGCTTCGCGCGACCGAAACGAGACAGACGACCGCGACGAACCCGACGGTAAATGGCGCCAGCCAGACAGGATCGCAGCTTTCGCTTACCGGGCTTTCCGGATCTGTCGGAAGCACATTCCTTGCCAAAGGTCGAAAAATATCAATCGTCCTTCCTAGCGGCGACGTTCAATTGGAAACACTGACACAGCCTTTAATCGTCGCCGCCGGCGGGACGGGGATCGCCTATTTCAAAGGCACGCTTCGCCAGTCCCCGGCAAATGGCGCGGCTGTCGAAGTGCAATGGCCTTATGCTCTAATCCGATCGACAACGGGCGAATTGGGTTATGACGTCGAAGCCGGGCAGACATACGCGTTCGCCTTTACTGGCGAAGAGGCCTTTTAATGCCTGGTCCCGACGCAACAGCAAGCGCCGCCCTATCCGCGCCGGTCCTTCACCCTTGCTGGATCGGCTGGCT